TGTCAGACCGCCACCTCAAGCAGCGCGGTCACGGTTTGGGTTTCGAGTTTCGTTTCGGGGTCTTTCACCCGGAATGGGCCAGCCTGAATGTCGGCGGCAAGGATCACGCCAGTCACGTTCGTCTCGAGCCATCGGCCGGCCTCAGCAGCCAGGTCGAACGCATCCCCGATGTCGGCTCTCCCGTCGGCAGTCACCGACCATGCGGCGAGAGTGACTTGGCAGTAACGCGAGATCGGTGTGACTTTCGCACCCAGTGACGCGACGACGGTCAGCAACCGGTACGGCTTGGGCCGCTCCGGGCGGATATTGAACGTCTGCTCAACGGAAGAAAGCCCCGCAATCAGCAGGGCTTCCATGTCGCGCGATGTTGTGGGGATACCCATCAGCCACCGCCGAAACGACGCAACAGGCTGCCGTCCTGGACGTCCTTCGCGTCACCGTAGATACGGGCTCGCACGCGTCCACCACGACGGCTGTTGTCGGTCTTCTCAACCACAGCATCCGGCCCTGCGATACCCGCGATCAGCGCCTCCGCCCCGGCACCATACAGAACCTGATCCTGAAATGCCTTCTTGTTGAGCTTGAACTTCTCAACCTTCATCACGGCACCCCCTCAGTGGAGTCATGCAGGACCACGACAAGCCCGCCGACTGCCTCCCCGCGCCAATCGGCAGGGATCGCCTGCACCTCGTACTCGACACCACGCACCCGCAGACGGTCATCAGCGCGGATGTCTGGCCACTTCTGGAACCAGTACAGCGTCGGCTCTACGATGACCGGAGACCGACCAACCTCAAGCGGCGGGAGAACATGCTTGGGTGCGAACAACGCAAGATCCGCCAGGACAGTCTCAACCGTCTCGTAGACCTTGTTGTTGTACCGGTCCACGCCCGCCTGCTCACGGCGAAGACGAGTCACCTCATCGACGCCGTTCATAGCTGCCACCCGTCCGGAACGACAGGCTCACGGTCAACCATCGGAACAGTGAAAGCCACCTGGCCCCCGCACCCGAGAAGCCGCCTCTGCTTCTTCGACAAGTACAGGTCGCCAACCGGATTCGAGTACTTCATCGTCTGCTGGAACGGCCCAGCACCAGCCTGGATCGACTCAACACCGACTCCGCCAGCGGAGGCCGACGCCGACTTCACCATCTCGCACGTCACATCGGCCGCAACATCAGGGTCAAGCCCATCAGGCGCGCTCGGATCGAGCACGTACGCCGCGATCCGTGCATCAATGCCAGGACACTCACGCCGAATGTACCTCGACGCGCGTGCCAGTTCCTTATCGAGACGGTCAGCAATCGCGGGCGGCGGGGTGCCGAAGTTCTCAACGTAGTAGTCCGAATCGGCAAACGGATCAGCCATCAGTCACCACCTTTCGCGAATGGAGGGGCAGGGCGTTAACCCCGCCCCTCCATCGAGAGCACTACGCCGATTCGATCGCAACGACGCGCGCGGCGAGATCCGCAAGGACCGCCTGCACGTTCGCGCCGACGATGCCGTCGTCAGCAGCGACGGAGACATCCTCAGCGGATACAGGCCCGCCGCCGCCGATGTCGATCGGGTCGCCGTTCTCGTCAAAGAACGACACCTTGCCGACAGACTGACCAGGCGTCGGCGCAGCCTTCGAGACAACCTCGAACTGTCCAACAGCCATGATCACGCCTCCGGAGTCAGGACTGCAGCCGGGTAGCGGGTCGCCGCCGTGCCGTTGACACGGGTCAGCGGGTTCGCAACCTGGAAGCCGACGCGGAACACGACGCGGAGGATCTTCGAGTCCTGCTGGTAGGCGTTCACGATCACCTTGCCGTCAGCGTCAGAGATCACACCGTCCTTCGAAATGTCGAAGGTGATGTCCTGACGGATGCCGACGATGAACTTCGACCAGTCGGCTGCGAGCAGCAGAGCGTCGTCGGAGTCCCACGAACCGTTCGTGACCTCGTTCAGCGGGTAGCCGTACAGGGTGGACGGTGCGCCCTGCGCCAGCGACGGAACGTAGATCGGGGTGCCGTTGCCGTCACGAAGACCGACAAGCTTCCAGTTGAGGCCAGGCTGCGAGGCGAACCCGTTGACGGCGAAACCGTCCTCGGCCACCAGGCCACCCAGAGCGGCCACGTCAGCGGCGATGTCCGCTCCCGTGCCCTCCTCGACCGTGTTGCCCGCTGCGATCGCCGCAGGGACGACAGCAGTCGGCCACGATGCGGGCTTGTCCACACCGAACAGGCCAGCCTGGTCCACCTTGCGGCCGATTGCCTCGATCAGAAGCGGCTGAACCTCATCCCAGATCGGAATGTTCGAGTCATCGAACAGCGCGTCGGGAACGACGATCAGCGCGGCGAGTTCCTCGGCAGTGATCGTCTGGGAACCCCACTCGGCCTTCGTGGTCTGCTTCAGGCCACTGTCGCCATTCACCCAGTACGCGTCGGGCAGAGCCGAAAGGATCGGCTGCTTCAGCGTCTTGGACGACATGCGGATCTGGCGGGCACGGTTCAGAAGAACCGACGCACCAGGAAGCGCCTTGATGACATCGTTGGCCACCGGCTCGGGAACCGTAGGGCCAGTGGCCCCACGGGCAATGCTTTCGTTGAAACCAGCCATGAGCTTGGTCCTTTCTTATGCGTTCTGAGCAGCAACGCGAAGCCAGTCGTTCGCGTCACCCGGAGTGTTTGCGGGCATTGCGCCCTGACTGGGAATAACCGGACCCTTCGCCGGCTCCCCCTTGAATGCGATGAGCGCTTCCGCGGCGGCTTCGAGCTCCTCCTGCGTGCTGCCCGTAAGCAGTTCCACAGGGACGCCCTTCGCTGCGGCGACCTCCGCGCGTGTGGCCTTTATCTCGAGCTCAGCGGCACGCTTCTCAGCGGCGTCAAGTCGTTCCTGGGCCTTCTGTGCCTCGGTCTTCTGCGACTCCTCGAACTCGGCAAGCTTCGCGGCCTTCGCCTTCAACTCGTCATAGTCCGTGGGGATCTTCGCGCGCTCCCGAGCAATGCGAGCCTGAATCGCCTTATCGAAGTCCTCCTGCGACGTGATCGCCTGAAACTCCTTAGCCTCCGTGCTCTGCCCGTTGGTTTCTTCCGTACCCGTGGTCTGGGTCGTTTCCTCAGCCATGCTGAGCCCTCATTCCGTTTAGGGGCCGTACGCCCATGACCCCAGAAACCGTCTGGGTGCGGACACGGAAGAACCGTGCAAGATCAGTGGTCGTGTACGCCGTCTGTGAACTCATCCGGGTACTGTCGGCGCAACTCAGCGGCGATCACCTTCGGGTCACCACTGCCGGACGCCTCACGCGCAGTCATGTACTGCTCGTACAGCCGATCCGGGTCATACCCCGCGATGTGCGAACTGCCCGACTCCCATTCGGGAACAATCTGGCAATCGCAGTCGTCGTGATAGTCCTCCGCGACTAGACCGGCTGTCTCCCGCGACAGGTACACGAACCCACGCGAGGCGAGCATCGAACACCACGCGCAGGTCTTCGCGCCAGTAGGGACACGCCCAAATCGCGGCTTCGTCCGGTCTCGTGCAACGTTCCGTGCAACCGTCTCCCGACCGCTGTACAGGATGAACCGCTGCAACGCCCCCGACAGGCCCGCCAGCGTCCTATACGGGTCATCCGTGAACAATGCCCCGGCGTGGTATCGAACGTTCTCCACAACGCCAGCAGCCGGAAATGTGTTCGCGGCGGTCTGCGCCAGAAACGCTCCCGGATGCACCTGCTCGAACCACTCGGCGGCGACCGTCGCTGCCAACTCGCCATACTCGCGAGTCAGCAGCGGCACGATCTCCACCAGCGCATCACGCACCCGCTCAGGGCGCGTGAGGTCCACCGTTGCGAAGAATCCAGAAAGCTCGTTCTGAGCCATCCGCACAAGCTCACGCTGCGCCGTCGACAACCGGCCAAGATCAGCCCGCGACGTCATCAGGAGCCGCCTGAATCGCCGGGGTCTGACGCGCAAGAACCTGATTCAGAACTGAACCGCCCTGAGCCCGCCGCTTATCCGACATGAGGCGTGTGATCTCCGCATGGGAGAACCCAGCGAACTCCAACGCCACCTCAGACTCAGACAGCCACGGGAACACCGCCGACAGCTTCACCAACGCATCAGCCGACGTAGACGGAGACGTAAACGCGGGATTAGCCCACGACACATCAATCTGAGCCAACTCCGGGGAAACGTCGCCACCGTCACGCAGACGAACCATCCGCTGCGCAACACGCTTCAACGACGCCCCAAGAATCCGGTTCTGCGTCCGCGCCGTATTCACAATCCGACGATCATCCGCATACAGAGCCTCAGCGGACGGCGGGTTGTCCGTCACGATGCCAAGGTTCGACACCGGAACACCCGTCGCCCCAGAGAACTGGGTTGCGATTGTCCGATACAAGTCCGTGAGCGGCTGCATCGTCATCTGCGGAAACTGACCAACGGTCGGCATATCGCCGTTCTCGTCGCGCGAGATCGCAAACCAACTATCGATAGCCGCGTTCCACTTGCCCCTAGAGAAAGCCTCCTCGGTCACGCCCAACGCATACATGCGCGGAGCAGCATAGAAATCAGACGATACTTCCGCCCGGACGATCGACAGCAGTGCGCGATCCGTGATGTTCATCACCGCACGCGAGATCCGCGAACGACCAAACGGACGCCCCAACTCGGGTGCGTAAGCCAACGGCTCAACGAGAACTTCATCAATCGCATTGGCGCGCCGGTCAGCCACCCACGCGCCCGAGGGGCGTCGGGCCAGGGACAGCACAGCGTACGGAAGCCACACATCCATCGCAGTGGGCTGCCCGCGATCATCCGTCTCCGTGATCGTCAGGGCATCCTTGACCACCCGACGTCTGGAGTCCCAGCGTGCGACTGACCACAGCGCGTCACGCGCCATCACCAACACCTCGGGCTCGCCGGACTGCACATCACCCAGAGCGGTCGTCATGAACGAGCATGAGTGCGTGTATGCCGATGAGATCGCCTGAGGCAACTCAAGATCAAACCGGTTCGCATCCAGAAGCCCGCCGAGCTCGAACGGGTCTTGCGACTCACTCGGAGACACAAACCCCTCGAAAACGGAACGTTCTGCCAGAGCCGACACGGCCTTCTCGGGCCAATCCGTCACAGCCTCCACGCGTGCAATCGCCTCAGCAGGCATGTTAGAAGACGGCTTCACCCGGATCTTCATGTCCTTGTACTGAGACCGAAGAAGGTTCCGCGGATACTTCGCCTGCCACACCGCGAACAGAGACTTGATAACGTCAAGCTCTGCATCCGTCACGTTCGCGACGTACTGCGGCACAGTCCATACACCCAAGAAAGCCGTCATAGCAAAACCTGCTTTCTTCCCGGAACTCGCTTGCTCGTACGCGCCGCCCAGTAGGCCGCGCAGAATGCTTCAACAGGTGTCTCGTCGCCGTCGGGGACAGTCGATATCCAGCCCCACTGCCCTGATGTGCCGCGCTTCTTAGCGTCCGAAATAGATACGGACGCATCAAGAACATCGCCCTCAGAACCGACAGGATGCGTGACCGTCTTCGATCGCAGCGCATCCTCAGTCATCGTGTTCGCCGCGAAATACTCCTGCGTCGTCATCACGCGAATCACGTTCTCCGGGACCTTACGATCACGCAGAGCTTGTTTGAGAGCTGCGCCAGCAGCGCCAACGATTGCAATCATCGAGGTTTTCCGCCACCGATCCGCAAGCCAATCAGCCAGCGATTCCACGCCCTCATCAGTCGGCCCCGAATGAGCGGCCACCAACTCCACATGAACACCGTCAGAATGCTTGACAGAACCAGTTACAGCAACGCGTGAACCATCGTGCGAATACGCGACTGCGAACGACCGCACACCATCGGTCGGGGCTGACTTCGTATCGCCGTTCGCCCAAAACTCAGCTGACCAACGCCGCGTACCCTCGGTGTCGTCGTCCCAGATCCCCATACCCTCCCGACGCCAATCGGCGGGTGTGAGCTTCCGCTTCAACCGCATCAAGGACTGCTGTGGCGTCCGTTTCGGATAGGACGGATTCATCTTGCGCCACTGCTTACGGTCGTCATCCTTCGCGTCGGCATCCGCCCCGAACTCGATCCATGCCCCATCGACCAACGTGCCGGCCAAAGCTTCACGCCGCATCCGCTTGAATGCCTCAGACCGGCCAGCATCGTCAGGTTTCGGCGGCGTCCCGATGTAGAGCTGCAAACCGAAATGCGACGTGTTCATCGTCGCCACCATGTTCGACATGGCCTTATCCGAAAGGATCTGCGCCTCATCGAAGATCAGAACATCGACGCCCGCGATACCTCGCCCAAAACCGTGCTCGCGCGCTCCGAAAAGAATCCGTGAGCCGTTATGAAAACGGATCTCCTCGTCACCGGAACCGGTGTACACCTTCTTGATGTGCGGTGCGACCTTCGCGCGCTGCGCAAACCCCTGCATTGACAAGAATGTTTCACTCGTCGTCGCTGAATGGTGAGCAGTCCAGATCACCAGCAGCCCCGGCATGTTCACACACAACGCAAACACCAGGAATCCGACCAGGTGCGTCTTGCCTACCTGGCGGGGCAGGGACATGCCAACGCCGTCGATCATCGCGGCGAGAGTGCCGTCCTCACGCTTCGCGAGGATTACCCGGCCCGCACCGTCCTGCCACGGGTCGAACTCTGCGCCGAGCTTCTCAACGCACGTCTTCAGCACAGACGGCCACATCGTAGATGTGATGTCAGACGGAACCGTCAGGTGCTTGGCCTGCTCAGAGAGCCTCGGCTGACCACTCCTCGTCTTCTGCGACATCGTTGGCATCTGCGCCCTCTTCCTTCGCGCGCAGATCCAACGCCTCGATTTCCTTCGAGATGTCCTGCAAGCGCCGAGTCAACGCCGCCAGGTCACGCGGCGGACAATCCGGATCAGAAACCGTCTTCGCAATGCGCTCACGCATCGAAACCAGCAACGAACGATGATCACCAGTAGCTGCTGCCTGAGCCACGGAAAGCTTGACGGGCGGCTTCTCGTCCTTGCCCACGGCCCGGAGGTTCTTACGCGCAGCAACCATGCGCCACCTCCAAAAGTCAGATCAGAACAGCGTTACCCGTCACTCGGATGAACCGCCTGCGACCACGCCAGTAGCGTCGCTGGGGTTGTGGAAAAACGCGATAGATATACAGGCCCT